ATGCTATCCATATTTCTTCAATGTTTCTAATGAATGCTGCTTCATCTATAATTAGCAATGATAATGCTTCTGAACGTGCGCCTGTGGTTGCAGATGAAACTGCTTTGATTTGTGAGCCGTTTTTAAATTTCAATGAAAGTTTGTTATCGGCTTCAATATTTCCTTTTAACCAACTAGGTAAATTGTCATGCATTACCCGAACTTTTGTTACTAAGTTTTTTGCTACTTCTTGAGTTGTTGCAATAACAAGTACATTAAAATCGTCTTTAAATAACATGCTCCAAAGGGCAAAGCCAGCTGAAAGTGTTGATATACCTAACTGCCGAGACTTTAAAATTACATTGTAACGATTATCTCGCAATTCCGTTAATGAATTTTCTTGAAATGGATATAAATTAAATTTGATCTTTCCGCGCTTAGGATGTTGAATATAACAATATTGTCGCATGAAAAAAACAGGATCTTTAGCACACATCGTGTACTGTTGTTGTATAATCTGTTTTATGTTTTGTGACATATTATTTTATGATTTCATTGATTAATATTCCAGATCCCAATGTTGTAAATATTCCTGCAGCAAACCATAGTCCTTTTGCCTCATACCATTTTGGTTTAAGATATCGTTCTCTACGAATATATATTTCTACGTTTTCTTGTAACAAAGCAATTTGTTGATCTTTATAACGCAATTGCAATGAATCCAATTTAATTAATTCATCATGTTGTTTCGACAATGTAACATACTTATCAATCAATGCATTGTTAATTGAATCTAATGCAAACAATGAATCTAATGTATATGAAATATCAACAATCTCTTGTTGTGTAAAACATGTATCTGGTTTTGTTTGCGTTAATGCAAATACCGGGAATAACAATATAACTAATAATCGTTTCATATTATTTTGTTGATTTACGTCCTCGACGTGTTTTATTTAAAATGTTTTGTTTTGCTTCTTCTACAGGTTTTTCTTCTATTTGTAGTTCTTCTTTAGCTGTTTGCAATTCTTGAATTTCTGTTTTAGTTTCTTGAATTTCTTGTTTTATTTCAACTCGCTGCTCTTCGATAGCTTCCGTTTTGCCTTGAAGTTGATCAATTTTTTTATTGTTGTCAGCTAGCTGTTTATCAGTTTTTTTAATTTTCTTTTTGTTAAGTTTATCACTTACAAAAATAGCTGCAATAATTGCTAAAATTACTCCGGCAATTACTGCCCAATATTTTTTAATTGTTTTCATCTTGTTTTTCTTTTTTATTTAATTTTGCTAAAAAATTTTCTTTAAATTGATTGAATTGTTTTTGTATTGTATTTTCAAATTCTTCTGGTGTCATCTTTGCTGACCAATGTTCTACATGTCCTTCTGAATTTGAAACAAATTGCTGAACTTCTGTATATGCTTGTTTTAATAGTTCCACATCACGTTCAGCTTCACGCAACCAAGCTAATGCATTTTCTCGAATTTTATTTTGTTCATATTCTTCAAACTTGCCAGCTTTTTTTAATTCATGTTCCATTTCAATTACGCAATCAAAACACATTCCGTGAATTTTTCTCATTTTCTGATCTAATTGATGTGTTCCGACACACGTGCATACGTCTTTTCTACAATTAGGAAATGCTTGTAATTCATCTCGTACGGATTGAAATAAATCAGAATTTTTTGTTTTTCGAATTCGAAAACCATCTCTTTGTTCTACAACGTATACGTTTCCATGTGTATCAGTTTCTTCCCAAACATCTCCAACTTCTCGTTGTTCGCTTTGTTTTGCTTTAGACTCTGCATCAGAAAATCCAACTGTTTTTTTAGTTTGAAACTTGTGGTTGCCATCCAACATTTGTTGTACAGCTTTTACATTTTGTAACTTTTTTGACATAACTTATTTTTTTAATTATTGTTCTGATTCAGAATCTGATTTTTCTTGTGGTGGATTGATACTTTTAATTTGACGAATTGCTATATTTTTAGCTCGTTCTAAATCTTCTGGTCCTAATTTTGCAATTAATTTAGCTAATGGAGAAATAGCAGCCGATACCATCGAGTTTGGTCCTTTTTGCTGTTTTTGTTTTAAAAATTCTAACCATTTTTTAATTGCTAATATATTTTCAGCTTCTTGTTGTTCTACGTCTTTTTTAACATCAGCTTCTCCACTATCTTGTTTTGTAGCATCTGCATCGCCCGTAGGAGGTGTAGTTGTTGCCGGAGCTTCTGGTGTAGTTGTTGCTGCCGGCGCCGGTGCAGATGGTGCAGCTGGTGGGGTTTGTGGTGCCGGAGCTTCTGGTGCTGGAGCTTCTTCTGGAGCAGCTGCATCAGTTGAACCAGCTGGCGTTTCTTTAGCTGCATCGTCGGCAGGAGCATCTTCCGGAGTTTCAGGTTGCTCTCGTAATACTTTTAAAATTTTTCGTCGAATATATTCTCGAAGTAATAATTCTTTTTGATTTGACGTTAAACGATTTATTCGTTCTTGAATTTCCGGAGTTGTAACGCCATGATCAATTAATTCTAATTTTTTCAAATATTCATCTGAATCTGTTTTTTGTCGTTTATTTAAAACTTTTGCAGCATGCTTTGGATCATAGTCTGCAGATTCTGGATCATATAAACGATCATTGTCTGTATATTTTTGGTACATTTTTCCGTCATCTTGTACAGCTTTATCCGTTTTACGGGCAACTTTTTCTTGTTTTTTACCGGTAGAGAATGGATTCATTTTACCTTGTTTGTCATCATGAGTATAATCTTTAACATCTTTTCTTGCGTGAGGTTTTTGAGATTTCTCAAAATCTTTAGGTGTTTTATACTTGCTTTTGTGTTTTTCAGCCATGATTAAATTCCAATTTTAATATAAATATGTTAACGTGCGTATTTCAGTACTCCTAGTATCTGATTAACCGGTGCAAAGGCACCTGTAAGTTTATATGTATTGCCTTGATATGTAAATACAACTCCTTCTGACGGAACAATTGCATCAAATCCTCCTAATCGCTCAATACGTTTAAGTTCCAATTCTAATTTTGAAATAGTTTGTGGGTTTGGATTATTTTGTAAGTCTTGAATAAGTTCAGCTAATTCTTGTTTAATTTCTTGAACCGTTTTTGATGGATTTGCAGCTAAGAAATTTTCTGCATTTTTTAATGCTACGGCGCCTAAACGCAAAAACAACGTTTCAAATGGTTCCATGTTTTGTTTGTAATATCGTTTAAATTCAGATTTATCAAATTCTTGCACCCATGTTAAAAATTCTGGATTGTCAATCTGTTTTTTAAGTGATGTCATACTTTCCGATTTGTCAAAGAATGCCCATCGATATATTAATGCATTTAATACGGTTTCTGGAATAACATATCCCATTTTATCTGCTTGTGTTTTAATAACATCTCCCCACCATGCTCGATGATATTCGGTTAATCGATCTGTTTCTTTTAAGCCGTAACGATTTCGTAGTTGATCAATTTCATTAAAGAATGCTGCTTGCTGATCTTCAAAATTAGAAATTCTACCTATTTTGATTCGTTGTGGAGGAATAAATGAAAATGTTTTTTGAAGATGAGCATTGGCATCTTGAATAATACCCTGCAACGTTGCACCACCAGTTAAATCAGTTTCTACAAGATTGCCTTGTTCATCATATTCCATTAAATTATGAAATTGTAATACTGCTACTTCATATGCAATAACATTTTTTGTAGCAGGATATATGATTTCCATGTTAGCAAACACTCGACCATTTTTAAATATTTGATTGAGTTTTTCTTGAGGCACTCGCATAAATGATTCTGCTAAATCTTCTGCAGCATTTCCAAATGCATCAGATATTGGTCCGCGACCTCCAAACTTATCTTGTATTTGCTGTACTGACATTGGATTAATAATAGTGCCTTTATTTCGTGCAAATCCAATTTGTCCATTTTTCCAAGTAACTTGAATGTTTTGACCATCTGTTTTTTCTGTAACTGCTTGTTCGATATCTAAACGACCTTCTAAAGCACGAGATACTATTTCTTTAACATCATTGAATGTTAAACCATGATCGTCCCATGGGTGTGCCATATGTCCTGCTGCGCCACCTTCTTTAATTAATTGAATTGCTTCTGATATTGGAACGCCATATACTGTTTTATCAAAATTAGAAAAATCATATACAAATGCCTTACCGACTGTTGAATCTAGAAAATTTCTTAATTTTTTAATTTTTGCTTGATGCTTTTCAGCTTGTTTTGGAGTAGGGTATCCTTCAAATACTTGTTCAACATCTTCTTGTAATTGTTTTGACCACCATTCTTTTGTAAATAATGATTCTTGCAATCCGGTTAAAATTTGCCATGCATTTTTAACTACAGCATCATCTAATTGCGGATATGATGCACGAAATGTTTCATAATCTTTATTAACAATCGATTTGCGTACTTCTGTAGCAGATATAGGAGTGCCATTAGCATACATTTCTGGTTCAACATCGATAGTTAATTCGGTAGCATCGATTCCTATAGGAATTTTACGTCCTTTTTTATCGCCAATTGTTGCATACTTATCTACATTAGGAACAAATGTTTTTGCTCTAACATAATCATCTCCTTTTGCAGAAGCTGCCATGGCATAACGTCCTGTCGCATCTTTTGGTAATTCAAATAGATATTCATACGCTGCTACAATTGGTGAATTAAATTCAGTGGGCCGTATTTCAACTTTATCACTTACGGAGCCATTACTTTGTGCCAATTCAAATATTTCTATAGTTTGTTCTCTAGTAAAACCATCGCGCGGAGTAGGACCTACAAGCATAATTACCCGACCTACTTGTGGCGAATCAGCATATCGTTGTGCTAATGCTAAATGAGCTCCAGTTAATGGTTTAAATCCTCCGGGAAATAAAACTGTTATTTTATTCATTACGTTCCATTTTATATAAATATCATTAAAATATATTAGCTGATTATTTTGCCAGCTGGCAACGGAGCAGTTGATCCACCTACACTTCGACTTGTTCGATATACAAAACTTTTTAATTTAAGTACATCGCTAGCATTACCGTTAGATGTACGATTGACAATCATATAAACTCTAACATATAAACCTTGATGATTTGTAAACGTTGTAATACCAGCGCCGTTAGTTATAGTAGCATTTCTAGCTCCGCCTTCGACTGCAACTGAATTTATTGGAGTAATTTGCATTGTACTAGAAATTGATTGTGGCGTACTCCATGAATTATATCCCGTTGTAGTACCAACACTTCCTGTATAACTAGCAGATTGAATATACCATTCTGCTTGCAACGTACCTAATGCAGATGCAAATGGGGTGAATTCATACATATATGAAACTTGCATTCTAGTTTCGCCCGGTAATATAAATGTTTCGAATATCGATGCAGTTTGTGGAGATGCTGTTAAATCTCCGGTATATGTATATTCTGCTCGTTCAAAATACACTACGCGACCTACATTTAATCCATCAACAAATTCATTATTTGAATCAAATAATACAACTCCGCCTTGTTGAGCAATAACAGATGATGCAGTTACGTTGCCTTGTGCTGTTAAGTGAAATCCGCTTGCAGAAATTTCAATATTGCCATTAGCCCCACTAACAAATGTAGTTGCAGGATTTCCAAAAAAGAATTTATCCGTACGAACATCAATTTCAGAATCAGTAGTTGAATATCTAAAATAGCTTGCAGTGTTTGCATAAAGTTCTAAACCAACGCCGCTGTAAGCGACATTACCTTTTGTAGTCTGACCTGGTAATGCCGAGCCCGACCAAAGTAAAAATCCAGGAAAGCCTGCATAAAATCCTTCATATCCCAACGATCTAACAAATCCTGAATTTGGATATCCGCTGATTGCGACACCACTATTTAATGAGTCTGCTACATATAATGAACCAGTAAGCATTGAAAAGTTGCCATCAATATATCGATTACCACCTTCCCAATCTAGATTATACGCATATGATATTTGTTTGCTTCGTTCGCCAGCTACATTATAATATTCAGCTTTAAATGATATTTGATTGTTTATTTTATGCGTAGTTTGTATTGGTGTTTTTATTCTAGTATAGTTAGGCGAATAACCAGCATCATTGTCTGTAGTTACTCGGATATCTGCAACTTGCCATTGTCCTGATTCTACAACTAATAGTAACGTTCCATTGCCCGTATAATCAGATTCAAAATTTAAAACAACATCATCAAATCTTTGATTATCACCAGTTGCCCGTAACTCACCAATGCGTTTTCCAAATTTTATAGGAAATTCTTGATTAAAATAATCTGTAGGATTTGCGTAAAATGAACTACCGGACAAATATACTGATAATACTGGATCTGTGCTCGTACGAGTTGCTAATGCATCAATTGTTATTTTATAAGATGATTTTTCAATAAAATAACCAGAGCTTGTTGATTGTACAATTAAAACAGAATTATTTGCATCTAAATTTAAACTACTAGAAATTTGCATTGCATTATTTAATGATGCAGTTGTCCATAATAATGTAGGTCCTGCGGCCGCAACAAATCCATTATATGCAGATGCAGTCCAATATGTATCAATTACACTTTGTGTTGTAAATATACCAATTGGTTGATCTGGATATAATGATGCAGTGTTTGTAACAAATATTTCCGTTTCTTCTAATTCAACATCATTAACTAAGTCCCAAGATCCTATAGTGCCATTGTTGTTTGTAAATACTTTAATTCTAGAAACATCGCCAGTCGCTGGATCTAATCCTTTAAGTTGAATATATGCAAATGATTGTGAATTTTCAGTTGGAGTATATGTAGGAGTTGCTTCATATGCTAATGAAAATGCAGAATATCCAAATGCGTTATATGTATGTGATGATATACTTTGGCTGCTATAAACCGTATAATCTGTATCTAACAATGCCGTAGTTGGAGATAAGATCTTTTTAATTGTTGACACGTAAGGGGTTGTTGCTACCACGTAATTAGGAGTAGGAGTGGCATTTTGCGGTGCATTAACAGTAATGGTACCAGTTGCCATATCGGACGTAAATTGTCCTCCGTTTATTTCAATAGCAGGTTGGTTGTTATATAAATAATATCGAACCGAACCCGTTGTGTATGTTGGAAATTGTCCTGCAGAATATGTTCTATCTAATTGTATTCCTACGATTTCTTCAACAACTAATTCTGGTTCAGTTTCAAAAATAATTTCTGAAATGTTTGATACATTAGGATTAACAGAAACTGATCTAGTCCATCGTATGTTTGGTTTACCTTGCCATTCGGTTGGTGCTACTTGATTATCGATTGTAACTGCTTCTGATAACAATGTTATCGTACAATCGCCAGGCGATGTATTTTCATAAATATAAATTGCAATTACTCGCGATTTATCTTCATCAATATAATCTACAACTTCGTGGTAAATTGGATCACCATTATAATCCAATATTTCAATTCCTAATACTCCGCCAACTTTTAAATTTTGAGGATTACCACGAAGTTTAAATAAATTTTTGCCCGCAGTTAAGCGTGAAGGAAATTCTGATATTTGAAAATAGTCAGGCGATGTAAGCGATGTATCTTCAAAATAAACAGGAACGAATTGTAAACCTTTATATACAGCTTCTTTGCGTTTCATTGTGCGAAATATCTTTTATATAAATATTACGCATGATTAATCTTGCTGAATCCGTTTGTTTTGTTAACTTCAATTAAGTTATCAACCATATCTCGCATAGAATCAACGTGTGAAATAATAATTGAAAAATCAAATTTAGTTCTAAAA